GCTGACGAGCAGATTAGCGTTGTGCAAGGAAGAGCTTCTCACCAAGAGTTGCGAACTTGACTAGTTAGAGGTGGTACTCAGGCATGGTAGTGGAAACACGCTGTGTCACATCAATCTACCGATTGGAACTAGGTTCTGGGAATAAACAAGAATGGTATCTTGGTTTCTCAGTTGTAGGTGTACCCAAGTCCTACCAACGCACTATTATTATAAGGAGATGAAATGCGAGAATTTATTTACGATAGTTGGAATGGTGTCATGAACGCAGATAGAAATCCACTAAGACATATTCCAGATAACATGACAAGACACATGATACTTCAGATTCTTGCATGGACATGGTGTACGTCATTTTCATTATGGATAGGAAGTATCACATTCTTTGGATTTTCTGCAATCGCACATATGTTTATTCTTGCAGCCATTGTTGTTACAGTAACAACATTTGAAACTGCAAAACGTAATCCTACATTCTTTATTAAGAAAGGTTATCACACACCTAGTCGTAGTAGAAGTTTATGGTATAATGGAAAGAAAGTTGAAACTGATTCTAATGACGTAGGTGGTGAACACGAATGAGTACACAAATAAATTTTAAACCAGTTTTTCCTAGTCCTCTTGGTTTTGCAAACTTCGGCGAATCTACTAGAGAACTTAATAAAAAACTTATTAAAGATATTGAACATAATATGACTATTACTGAGGGTAAAACAAAAACCTTCAAAAAGAATCAATGTTCATGGCAATCATATTCTGGTATGGAACTTAACTATGATAGTTTTGAGGAACTAAGAGAATTGATTGATAGAGCAATGCGTCCAGTTTTAGTCAAGAGTGGATATAGAGAAAGTCATGTTATGCAAGTGCATACAGAAAGTCTTTGGGCGAATGTGTGTTTTGATGCTGGTGGTTTTTCAAGACCACATTTACATGGCTCTGGTAGAACTTTGTGGAGTGGTGTTTATTATCCAAAAGGTATTAAAGAGATAGAAAATTTAGATAAATTTGAAGAAGATGAATTTATACATTTAGGTTTTCCACCTAATATTGATGGTTTATTAGTTATATTTGACCCAGCAAAAACAACTAAGGGATTAATTAAAACTGCAACTTACACTAGAGAATTTTATGGAACGGAAGTTAGTGTGACCCCTAGAGAGTCATTACTAATTTTGTTTCCAGTATGGATGTTACATATGGTAACACCTTTAACAAAAAAGTCAAAAAGATATAGTATATCATTTGCAATCAATAAGACTACATGACATGGAAAAAGAAGTTAACGAAAAATTAATGACTCCCAAAAAGTTCTCTATTGCAATAGAGAAACAAGTGAAAGAATTTGAGATGTCATATCTTGATGCGTTACTTGATTATTGTAATAAAAACGAACTCGAGCCCGAAATGATAAAACCTTTAATAACTAAATCTCTTAAAGAGAAAGTTGAGGTTGATGCAAGAAATTTAAACTTTTTACCAAAGGTTGCAACATTACCAATATGATTGAAGCATTTGACGCATATAAAATATATCATGCATTGAAACTACATTTTACTACAGATTACGATTTTACGAAGTACAATGGTAAGGCCAAAGTTACAGTAAACTCTTATCTTAAAAGGAAGGATAGACCCTTTTTTGCGAAAGTCGCTAGAAAGTATTTAACTTCAGAAAATACTAAAAACTTTTTCATATCAAATTTTATCACTGACCCAAAAGGTTGGGTAGGTAATTTTAATGAACAGAATTATTCTGAATACAAGAAACGTATGCAGAGTTTACAATACAATTACATAAATGAGTTAGTTGATTTGTTTAGACTAGTAAAAAAGTTTGATGAAGTTTTTGCAGTATTAGATAATCAACACCCATTGTTACTAAAACAATTTCTTGCAAAAAAGATTAGTTTGGAAACAATGTGTATATTAGAGGAATTATTAAGTTTTTGTAAGTATTGGGATGAAGACATTGAGGAAAAATATGTCTGGCCAGAAAAGAAAAAACTTATTAATAATTACAGTTCTGTCTTGACTTTTGATAAGAATGTGTATAAGATGATAACAATGCAAACTGTGAAGGAGTGTCTAAATGGATGACCAAAGTAATAAAATTCTATCTGTAATGAAAGAAAGAGATTTCTATCATGCAAAGGTAGAAGAACTCCAGAACCGAATTAAGGTTCTTGAGTATGATAACGCAGAACTCGTAAAGAGGGATGAAGAGTTATCTGCAAGGTGTAAAGACCTTGCAATGAAAACACCTTATAAGAAGAGGTTCAATCGTGACGCAAGACACTAGAACCTATAAGGTATATCAGGCAAAGTATTTAATACCAAAGTCTGATAAAGGGCCTGCATTTACTTTACCAGCAGACCCAATCAAATATCACGCAGAGTTATTCAGAAATGGAAAACTGTCTGCATTTATCACTAGAAATACTTTTGCAGAAGCGGCTGCAGAAGGTGACAATTATGTTAGGAGAGGTAATGCAAGTCCGACTAATGGATAAAATGGGTTCTGACCTAACAGTGGTAAATGCAGCTCGTGTATCATTTGCAAAAGAATCTGGTTGGGATATTATTCCAGAAGGTGGTGAAACAGAGGGAATACTTAATCAATCAGATGAAAAACTAATTAAGTATCTTGCAAAACACAATCATTGGAGTCCTTTTGGACATTGTAGTATGCAGTTTCACATAAAGGCTCCAATCTTTGTTGCAAGACAACTTGTAAAACACCAAGTAGGTTTGGTGTGGAATGAAGTATCTAGAAGATACGTTGATGATGAGCCAGAGTTTTATATTCCTAAGAGATGGAGATTGCGTCCAGACAAAAGTATAAAACAAGGTTCTAGTGACGAAACTATTGACTATGATATCGCTGGTACAATGTCATATGTAAAAACAACATATCATAATTTGTTACGAGAACAAGTTGCACCAGAGATGGCAAGAATGGTTTTACCACAAAATATGTACACTGAATGGTATTGGTCTGGTACATTGATGGCTTTCGCAAGAGTGTGTAATTTGCGTTGTGCAAAAGATACTCAATGGGAAACTCAACAAATTGCAAATAAGATTGATAGATTTGGTGCAGAGTTCTTTCCATATTCATGGATAGAATTACGAAATATGACTTGACAAATAAGTTAAGTTGTGTTATTATAAATACTATTATATTATGAAAATGTGAGAATACTTTAACATACGATAACATACGGAGAAATAATATGTCAGTAAGTACATTACGCAAGTCCAATACTTTGGACAAACTTCTTGCACAAGTTCAATCAGAAAGTGCTCCCCAAGAAAAGAAATCTTATGTAGACGAAAGATTATGGAAACCAGAACTAGATAAATCTGGAACTGGTCAAGCGATTATTCGTTTCTTGCCTGCACCAGATGGTGAGGAATTACCTTGGATTAAAATGTTTAAACACGCATTTCAAGGCCCTACTGGTAAATGGTACATTGAGAACTCTTTGACCACCATTAGTAAACAAGACCCAGTGTCAGAATACAATACTCAATTGTGGAATACTGGCCTTGAGTCTGATAAAGAAACTGCAAGAAAGCAGAAGAGAAAGTTGGAATACTACTCAAACATCTATGTAGTATCCGACCCAAAACACCCAGAAAATGAGGGGAAAGTGTTTCTATTTCGTTATGGTAAAAAAATCTTTGATAAGATTATGGCAGCGATGCAACCAGAGTTTGAAGGTGAAACACCAATTAATCCATTTGATTTCTGGGAAGGTGCGAACTTCAAATTGAAGATTCGCAAGGTTGATGGTTTCTGGAACTATGATAAGTCTGACTTTGATAGTGTGACCCCACTTGCAGACAGTGACGAGAAACTTGACGCAATATGGAAAACTCAACATTCGTTGCAAGGTTTCCATGCACCGACTAACTTCAAGTCATATGATGAATTGAAGAAACGTCTTGATGATGTTCTCTCTGGAACTGTTACTGCATCTGCGGCCTCTATGGTAGACGAGGATGTT